TGCTGCCTTGTGAAGTGCCGCCACGATTGCCGCCTTCATTGGGTAATGTTGTTGCTGTGGCTTTGAATGTGAAACCAATTGCGCAGTTACCTTCACCAACATATTTTGGCAAATCAATAATGCCGTTAAGCACTGTAAATTTTCCTACAAAGCGTCTGACAATCGCACCAGTTGGGTTATTGGTATCGTGATACACCACACCCACTTCCCGCCCCTCGTAATATTCCAAACCTGTTTGAATGCGAACTATCCATTGGCTTTGCGGTAGTGCGCCACCGTTATAAGCATTGCTGTAACTTTCATCGTAAGCACCAACACCATGACGATCTACATAAACTGGTTGCACAGTAAATGAATCTAAATGCTCTTCTACTGATCTGTGTGGCTCAATAATTTCCAGCGTGATAATACCGCCGCGTTCTACCAATACCCACGCGGCAGAGCCTCTGGATTCTGAAGTGATTGCCATTGATAAAATTTTGCCGCCGTTAGCAATCCTGTGTGAACTCCAAGATAACATTTGATTGTTTTTGTCATAGCAACAAATACCCAACGTGCCATCTGCATTAACACAGTACAGCGTGTAGTTAGGCTCACTTGCATATTTTATTTCTTTCACACCAGCAAATATCAATTCATCAGCGATAACAGAAATATCCATACCAACCCATCCTTGCGCTTCATAGGATGAATTGGTTACACGTATGCGGGAAAAACTTGCACCCACATAACAAATTTGCTGCCCAATAAAAATTGGCTGAATACCAGCACAGGCATAACCCGTTTGCTGCACAAAGAAAAAATCAGATGGCGCTATTCTTTGCTCAGCCGCCCCTAGCATCCATTCGCCTTCGTCTGTACCGATCAATAAAAAATCACGGCCTAAAAACCATTTGAAAGTTCCCGATGTTGAAACCACAAACGCTAACGCATCATCAGCATTCACACCTACCGTGAACACATTGTATTTGCCTACACGTGATGCCCATATACTGTTTGGCTGGCTTGGTGTTCCACCTAGCCACAGGCGCGATTGAAAGATGGTAGTGACTGAAGGCCAGTTACCCGCTGCCCACTCTACCGGCTTGTTTGTAAATGTAACGGGGTTAAATGCCCATGAATGCGTAGATGGCGTGTATTTTAATAAATACGGTTGCACATCTTTATGCGCAAAATACATTTCATTCAAACCTGAATCTATTGCAATCTGCACTTCAGGCAGTTGCGTATCATCCCACGGCGATACAAAAACCGCAGGCGCTACCGATCCATCAGTAATATAAAACGGCGCGTAAATTGCGCCCTGAATAACGGCATAAGGATCACCGCTGTTTTTAGGTTTTAATCCAGCCCTAATAAAAACATCTTGTGGCGCTGCTAATGTAAAAGTAAATTCGTATTTTTCTGGTGAATCCCACGCGCCACCAGCTACTTCCTGTTCAAAAATATCATTCGCATTTTTTGTAGAACCAACTTTTACAATTAATGGTGTTGCAGTTAAATGCGCAATGCCATCCACACGTGATTCTGTGGCATAACCAAATTTCAAAGTAAATGTGCCAGCCAGCAAATGAACTTTCTGCCAGATATAAACTGTATTTGGCTGGCCTATAGGATTACCTAATGTAGCGTGAACTGATAAATGTACGCGCTTGCCTTTTGAGTAAACCCAATTTGCACCAAACCCTATGCCGCCATTTTTCCAGCCACTAGGTTTTTTATCAAAAACAGGATCAGAGGAAAGCACACCAGTACCTTGCACTAAACCCAATTGATCATAAACAGAAATATTCTGCCCATCCATTACCAATACTTTTGATTCTGAAGTGGAAACAGGAAACGTAATCAAGCGACCATCAATGCCATCAGAATCAATTTGGGAAGTAATTCTTGAACCTAAACGATACTGAATAGAACCTTGTGGTGAAATATTCCAATTCTCACACTCACTAAAACCTGTATCGTATTCTTTACTGCCAACTTGCCCACGCGCAGAGGCGCTGAGAAAGCCGCCTTTGAAACCTGCTTTGATAGGATAGTAATTGCTCATTGCAAAGTACCGGCAACCAGTAAGAGTTTCCAGCTTGCATAATTAATGACCGTTAAAACGCCTGTGGTTTTGTGATAAATCTTCAGATTATTTTCTTGGTGTCCACCAATTTGAGTTGAACTCACCCACAATTTTATTCCATTGTTTACAACGCCATCAAAAATAATATCTGACATATCCACATAATCATTAAACGCATACCCCAAATCTGCCACCGTGCAATTCAGCACGGCAGAAAAGTTGCGCGGAAAATTGGTTAGGTTGTGCGCTATGGCGGGGATAACTTTTGATCCAGCCGTAACCGTAATAGGCGAACTGGTAAAAAGTGTTCTGGCCGCTGGTGTGGTACGAATCAAAACGCGCACATAAATATTTTTGCTGCGTGTCTCTGCGCCACCCGTTAAGGCTGTGCTACGTGCAGCGCCACCATTACCATTCCATACTTGCCCACCGCCCAAACTGAAGGTAGATATTTGCGCCGGTATAGTGTGCTGGTGACTTTTTAAAGCATCTAGCTGTACTGTGCCAACATTGTCACCTGTAAGGCCGTCTGGACGCGCTGTGCGCGTTCCAGCATCGGGATCAATGCCAGCGGCATTATCTTTAACGCGCAAAAAGAATCCATTGTATTTTGGCAAGTTGAATGTGGTTGTGCCATCACCAGCGCCATACTTCACGCCATATTCTGCAAACAATTCTGGAAAGCCTGTACGACTTACTGCCTGCCCTTGCGCATCTGCAAAACCGGATGGTGTTGAATCGGTTGCCCACAAAAGCAAACCACCGATAGGAATACTGCCGCCACTGCCCCCGCCGCTGTTTACGATTCCATCGTACAAAGATGTAACGATAGAGCGCATATCATCAGCGCCAATATCACCCGTTATGTTATCTGGCAGCAATGCCAGCAAATCACCCAAAGGAGGCATAGCCATTAGCGAACCCTCGTTAATTGTCGTGAACGAATAATTTCAGACTTCGCTTGCGAACCGTTTATGGAATACGCATCAGCCACACGTTTTTGATATTCCTGTGTGAGCGTTTGAAACAAGCCGCCGTTTTCTGTAATAGGAATGCAAAATTCCACGGCCAGCCGCAACGAAAGCGCATCAAGCGCCTGTGGTGTAAACAATGCCAAATCGTTTACCTGATCCATGCGGCGAATGTATTCAACATTTACTTGCGTGCTGTTAGCCAGCAAGTTCAAACCTTCCACGCGCCAATCATTTATTTGCTCTGAACTATCTTGGTTTGCTACACCTGAAGTCTGCCAATAAAAAACGCGCCATACGTTTAATACATTTGCTGGCAATGGAAAAGATTGCGCATAACCAAACAAAGGCGGGATAGGGTTTGGTGTATCAAGAATCACGCGCTCAATAGCAAATGACCACACAAAGTTTTCTGTGACAATATCGCGTATCAATGCGTAGTTCAGCATACAAAGTTTTGCTTCTAGGCTAACAGGCTGAAGTGCGGCCACAGTGCCATCACTGGAAGTCACCATGTTTCCACCAAGCCGCAAAATTGCTTTGTTACAAATATCAATTTCAGTTGGCATGTTGTTTGTCCTGTGGCGCTTGTGCCTTCAAAGATGTATTTGCTTTTTCATCGTAATCAAAACAGATGGCGCAATAACGAAAGCTACGTTCACCATCCCACGCATGATCTGTTGCGCAACCCGCAACACACAAAAACAAAATGAGAAAAATCCGTTTCATACTATTTGCCTCGATGTAAGCGGGGCAGGGGAATAAAATTCTATAAACTCTACAGCGCCGTTGAACTGTTGCGAACCAGATACATTGCTGCCTAAATACATATCACCAGTTGGCATATTGGATGCTAATTTTGCGTTTGCATTATTGTTAAGACCTACAAAACCTTTGGCCTCAATGCTTATTCCATCGGCAGCGGTTTGCCGCACAGTAACAATAATATTTTCAAAAGCGCCAAATTCTAAAATTCCATTAGCGATTGTGAATGATGCTAACCCTTGCGCATAACGATCAAAAATCATTTGCTTGGTTGCCATGTTGTAATAAACTTTTACTTGATCAACACCAGCAACACCCCATTCAAAAATAACTTGCTCACCGCCTAAAACCGCACCTTGCACTGAAGTAAATTCAGGACGGAAACTAATAACTAGCTGGAAGTCATTACCATCAAAACCAACAAACGGCGCTTTTGTAATTTGATCACCAGCAACACTTGTTGATAAATAGCTTTTTGCAAATGGTAACTGCGCATCCATTACACCGAATACTTCCATCGTGTAGGTTTGATCAGCAACCCATGAAACAATGCCATCACTCAATAAATAAAACGCCATCAACTGATCTGTAGTGCCAGCGGAAACGTCTACCGTCCAATATATCCAGCCATCAGTAAATGATGCAGATGAAATTAAATCAGGATGGCTACTTGTTCCATCAGAATTTAAAATGAAAATTAAGTTGCGATACTCAAAACGAATCTGTGGTTTGCGTGAATCAAACTTTAAATAAAAACCAACAACTTCACTTGTGACGGGTACGACATTGGTATACATCGTATGCAGTTCTGCAATGGCAGAAACAGTACACGTGAACTTTGCCGCTACTTGGTTTGTGCAAATAGAGGCGGCGGCTGTTGTGATTGCGCCACCTGTTTGAGTCCACGTTGCATAACTAATAGTATCTGGCACAGAATTTATGCGGGCGCTTTCAATATACAAACCCCAACCACCCAAAAAACGAATCTGATTAGCTGAGAATATTCCAGTAGCATTTAGCAAATTTACACTTAGGGCTTGTGATCCTCTGGTGCAAATCCATCCAGCACTGTTTAGATTTTTAAAATCATCCACAGTGTTATTTGTATTCCAATTGTTCGCCCAAAATTGCATCCACCGCTGATTCAGGTTGCCGTAATAGCCAAGCTGACCAAGCCAGTCATATTGCATTTGGTTTAATTGGCCGCGCACCTGTGGAAGTTTGGTGAGGGAAGTTAAATAATTCATCCACAAATCATTTACTTGCTCACCGATTGCGCCTTTCATTTTCAGCGCAATCACCTCCAAATCAGCGGTATGCCCATCAGGTATACCAGTGATGGCGCGTAATGCCGACAACTTTAAATCATTCAGAGTCGCCATTGTCTTTTCCAAAATGTTGTGATTTTTTGGAAGTGATTACTGCATCGTTCTTTACTTTTTCGTTTTGCTTATCAACCCACGTATCAACCGCTTCCTTGCTAACATCAATTTTTTCAAGTTTAATTTTTTCAGCTACAGGCAATGGCTTGCCATTAAAATAATCCACCCACGATTGAACACACTCAGGCGTAAGAAATAATTTACGCGCCAATGTTTCAACATTTACATCGCCTGCTTCAACATGCCGACGAATTTCATTCTGATCATAAATATCTGCGCCACCTTTCATATCGTTTTCCTTATGTTGCGATTTCGAGAATGTAATCACGGATAGTTTCTAGTGACGTAAATGACAAGCCGGTAGTACCGTAATAATCCAGATTAGCAATAACGCCCACTTCAAAATCTGGTACGACTGAAATAATCAGCGTACTAATAGGCAGCGGTACATTTAAAATATCGTTTACAGGTTTGGGTTTGCGTACACTGTCTATGGCGGCAAGGAAAGCGCCTGTAGGGGTGATAGTGGTAAATAGTCCACTGTTGTCTATCAGCGCATTGCGTAGCGCATTGATAGCACTTTGCCCAAAGTTTTTTGTAATATCTTGGTTATAGAAAAATTCTATTCTGGCAAAAATAGATACGTATCCTTTTGGGCAAGCATTTGCCACAGAGCAAACGGCCTCATCAAAACTGCCAAAAGTAATATCTGTCTTATTGCCCTGAAGCGGCATGGTTAAAAAAATAATATCGGCCATAACATTTCCCCTTTAAAAAAGGGGAGGTTTTATCCTCCCCTTATTTTTGCCTATGTGCTTACGAGTTCAGCACATTGATTTTGACTACGTGTTCATCTTCCACACGTACTGCGCCAAACACAGACATGCAATACAGTGACCATGCAAAGCTGCGTGAAGGGTCTTGTTGAATGAATGCAGAAATATCTTTATTGATCTGCAAACCAATACCACGGCGAGTGAATGCGTAATTGTTCAATGTACCTGCGCCGCCTGAATCAAGCAGAGTTGAACAAATCCAGTTAAAGCCCATCCAGTTAGGCGTAATGCCTGTGCTAGACAGTTGATCCAATTTTCCGCGAACGTAATCATCGGAAGTTGCTTCAGTGGTTTGCATCAGTTGACGCACTTGCAGAGGGGAAACAACAAACACTTTATCTTCATCGGGCATGATGTTGTTGTTCATAAATTTCTCTTGCACTTGTGTAACCAAGTCAAAAGAAATTGGTGCAACACCTGTACCGATTAATTGCGAAGGCGGGAACGGATTAGCAACACCATCACCATCCAAAGCAGTACCACCCAAAGCAGCAATAATTTCACGATCAAATGCGCGTTTCATTGCATAACCCATTGACTGAGTTAAGCCGCCATTCAAATCGACCAGTGCTTGAGTAGGATCTTCTTGTTCAACCAGCTCACCAATATCCCAAGTTTTCGCCATAGAAACGCGGCGAGAAAATACAAAATCTGCAACGGGTGTTGGTTGTGCGCGTGTTGTTTTGAGTGACGCTTCTTTTGAACCGAGGCGTTCCCAATTGTGGTTGATACCATCCACGCCGCGTTCTGTAACATACGGGCGCAAACGATTAACCATTTGCTGTGCGAGAAAGCGAAGATTGCGTTCAAACGTCTGGATATAGACCTTATCAATTGTTGTACTCATGGCATCACCTATAGAAGAAAAAGTTTTTAAGTTTTTCGCCTAAAGGTATCCACACAATTGCGGGCTTTAATTGGCTTGCTGATTCACCTATCAGCCGTAGGGATCAGGACGGGCATAAAAATGCGTGTCGTTCCTGTCCTGATCCTATCACCGTATTAAGTAAAAATTATTTACAATTACGGGTTTGCCATGCGCACTAAACGCATTACCTGATCCACAGCTTCTTTGTAACCAGTGCGGCCAGTGTGGTGATACGGGTGATCACGGTTCGCATAGATTTCTTCTAGCCGCATGTTGGCTTCATACGGGGTGAGTACACCTTTGGAACTGTCACCGGATGCTTGGCTACCAGCACTTGCCAGCGGGTTTCCTTCGCCCATACGCGCTGCCATTTGGTAAATCCACTTCACCTGTTGCGCCGGTAGCCTGCCAGCCTTAAACGCCGCTATAGCGTGTTCTGGTGCGCCTGAATCCTGCATGAAGTTTGCCACCGCTTCTAGGCGCGTGTCTGTGGCTTCACCCCATTCTGTGCGCAATGCTTTTTGCTCAGCGGCGATATTCGTTCCCGCCGTTGCCATATTCTCAGCGTGCGACTTATTCAGTTTGTTAGCCAGCTTCATAAATTGCCGCTGTGTTAAACCAGATTCATGCGCTGTTTGTTTCAGTGCATTCAATTCACCATCTGGAATAATTAAATTCTCGATACCTTTTACATCGTATTTATCGTGTGCATCTGGCCTGCCCAATTTATTAAACATTTCAAAATAGGCATCATCAGAATCACCAGTAGGCACAGATAACAAACTTGGCACACGTGTTTTTATTTTTTGTGCGAACTCTTCCCATTGCTCTTTTGATGCTTCAGAGCTAGGAATTTGAATTGAGTTACCCAAATACTGTTGCTGATCTTGTATGCGCTTCCAGAAATTTTCCTCTGTTTTTGCATCAAGTACCAATTTAGAACCACGAATATTATCAGGCAGTTTATTTGCCCACTCAAGATTCGCTTCCACTTGTGAGTCTGTCATGTAATTCACCTTTATGCACAGTTGATAACAATAACAAAACCAAATCTTGCTTACCCAAACGGCGATAAACAATATTGTTTTCGTTAGTTTGAATAGGCTGGTAAACATATTCGTTTGCCAGCCGTTTTAATAACTCTCTTCCATCTTCAGTTCCAAATACACGCTTGATCAAATTGTCCTGATCTTGCTGCATCACTTTGTATTGATCTTTGTTCATGCGGCCTCACCACCTTGTACCGCTGCATTCACAGCACCGCCCATATCTTGTGTGCCTTTTCCTACAGCCTGCATAGCATCACCCTGTTGTTGTTTAATCATGGCTTGTTCCATTGCTTGATTTTTTGCTTTGCGTTCGCCGCGTGTTTTTTCTACATCAGTGTCAAGTGATTCCATAGAAGCAGGAATACCCAACATTTGTGCAGCGCCTCGAATGATTCCATCCCAATCCGGTATATCCATTGCATCAGGATTGATCTGTGAAATTTGCCCCACAAACGCTGCCCACCGTTCGATATTTTGCATGGCGCTGGCTTGCTGCGTTTTAAACATTGCGCCCATGTATTGAATATCCAGTTCAGCACCTTCATTCGCTAATGATTCAGGCATTTCCGGTAACTGGCCTTGCCGATACATGAAATAAAAAGTTCTGCGAACTGTGGGATCAAGTAACTCTTTTGTCACACGTGTAATGGAAGTACCCATTAACCGTTCCAATTGCTGCATACGCACTGAAATTTCAGTAGCGGTTGCAGGCGTACCGCCCATAGGTGGCAACATTAATTGGTTAATAAAAAAGCATTCCTTGATATTGTTTTGCAAACGCTCAATTTCTTTTTGCTGCACATCGAAACGCGCTTTCGATTCAAAAGAAACCAATTCTTTTATATCGCGCACCACCGTTAATCCACCGGCATTCAAATCCAAATCACCGATAAGGCCGCGCTGTGTGGTGAGAGTAGGGGGATCAATCGCTTTCTCAGCGGCATACAATCCGAGTTCGATTAAACGGTTCAGGGTGAGCGTGTCAGACAGCGCAATCATCGCTGAAGAGTTGCCCCACATTGAAGAGTTTGTTTTGCGCCACCGGCCTACAAATGCAGGCATTTCATGGTAGCCGCCTTCCTCTCCAATCTGTTCACCGCAATCTTTCAATACAAACTTGTAACCGTATGGCCGTTCCTTCATAGCTACGCGCTTGCTGTAGATTTTTCCGCGTTTCCATTTTTTATCACGGCGATAAACACAAAAAATAATATCTATCTTTTCATCAGGATCATAAGATTCTGATTCATACTTATCACGCATATCTTCAGTGAGCGCTTCCACGCCAAACTTATCCACAATCTGTACCATAGTCCACTGCAACCAGCGGTACAGGTTTACAACATTGCCTTCAGAATCATCTTCAAAATACATTTCTTTTACAGGGATAGATTTAAAAATAATGCCATCCCATTTTATTTCATTGGTTTCTTCCTCAGTCAGTATGCACGTGCCATACGTAACCAAATCCAAATAGCTTTCATTTATTTCCACAGAAAAATTGCTTTCCTGAATTTGATTCCACACTTTCATCGTGCATTCATCAAGCCAGCGTTTCGCTTCAATATTCTTATTATGTTTTGGATTGCGAAAGCGCAAGGTGAACCATTGGTCAATCGCTGAAGTTAAACCATTGTGTAATGAACTGGCTAAGTGTTGCGCACTCATTACCGCTGTGCTGTCATATATCCACGGCCTACGCCATTCCACAGCGTTTTCATCTTTTTCATCACGAAAGAATCCACCGCGATAGGGCGCTATATAGCGTTCAACCATATCCCACGTGTTTTCAATCACTGAGCGTGAATCTTTTAGTTGATCAACCCGTTTAACAATTGTTTGCGCATCCATTTGTGTTCCCCTTATTCAAGTATTTTTTTGCGAGAATTCGCACGCGGTTTTCCTAACACTTCTTTTGGTGGCGCGATAATCACGGCCTCTTCAATTTCAGCGATAGGTGCGGGTACTTGTAACTGTGAGCGCAGTTCCGGCTCAGCAATAAGAGGGCGAATATCCTTTTTCGACCGATGAAACGGGCTTTCCATCCCGCGTGCTTGCCAATACTTCCAGCTTTGCAACAACATGATTTCATCGCTGGTATTCATATTAATTACTCGCGTCTTACCCCTGTGGCGTGTCACAGAATATTGCTCACCAAAAACATCAGGATCATAAGGGCGCGATAAACATTCCATTTATGCGTACCGAGTTTTTTTCTTAGTAGGGTTTTTGGCTTTACATGAACCGCCTTTGCCGCCGCAACCTTTGTCCGTTTTGGTTTTCATTTTTTTCTTCGCCATGATCATTTCCCCTTGGATTTACCTGCCTTATTAAGAGCAATAGCCACAGCTTGCTTTTGAGGCTTGCCTGCCGCCATTTCTGTTTTAATGTTTTTACTAATGACATTTTTGGATTTACCTTTTTTCAGTGGCATCATCTGTACCCCATTCGTTTAACGCGCTTGGTTTTAGGGGCGATACTGGTGTTCATCAAATAACGCTCACGCGCTTTGTATGTGGGATCACCTTTGCCCATTTCTTCATAATACAAATACGCCATTGTGCGAAACGCATCTGCACCGTGAGAAAATTCATCGTGTTCTGGTTTTTCAAGAAAGGTATTGGTACGTGCATCCATTTTCTTGCGATAATTTTCCATGCAATCCACACCATCAATGGCGTGTGTTTTATCGAACCAAGTTTTTGCTAATAAAATTCTGCAACTCTGGATACCGTCTGCAATGGATTCACGCTTAGCCGCTTCCACCACATAACCCAAATCTTCCAGCGATTGTTTGCGCGATCTGCCCGATACTTGTTCGCGCACTTCCACATCGTGCGGCATCCACAGTTGGTGAATATCGTATTGCCGGTAGGTGTTCTGAATTTCATTCAATACATCAATTACGCCGGTATCTTTCCATTGCATAAAACGAATGCAGCGAATTTCACGGTTATGAAATTGCAGAAACCACACAGCGGTATAATCATCCATGCCCAAATCGAAGGCTAAATAAACGGGAAGCAACGGTTCATGCGGTACGTGGCATAATCTTCCTTCAGCACGCACACGCCCCATTTCAGTACCGTAATAATTACCTAATACGGATGCTGACCAATCGCATAAAAATTCTTGCCGGTATTTATCGTCGCCCATCGTGGCACGCGCCATCGCAAGTTCTTCGTCATCAATAAGTTTTGTTTCGTCAGCACTGTAAGTGCGCGCCAACCATCCCTCTGTTTTTTCCGCTTCACGGTATGTGTGATAAAAATGGTTTTTCCCATTGGGCGTACCCATAAAAATACACCAGCCCTTACGATCTGAGAGGGCAGGGCGTAGTACCTCGATCCACACGTTGTTTGACATATTGCCCCACTCATCCAATACGCTTCCATCGCTGTATTGACCCCGCATAGCTTCATAATTTTCTGCCCCTACCAATTGAATCCGCGCACCGTTTGGAAAATCTGCACGCAATTCTGTTTCCATGTAACGCATACGCGGTATCACGCGGGTAAATTCTTTTAAATAATCCCACGCAATACTTTTTGCTTGCTTGTATGTGGGTGCAATGTAGTGAAAGCGGGGGCGATCAAGCGGGCAAGTTAATGCACCAGCGATTAATTCGTTTATTGCACACACCGTTTTTCCAAATCGCCTGTGTATTGCTAAACATGCAAAACGAATTCGCTTGCCATCGTTATAAAGTGCCGCGTGAATTTCTGCCTGTAGTGGGCGAGGCGTGTACGGAATAACAATGCTTTGCGTTTCCGTTTTTTTTGTCATGTTTGTGCAGCTTGGTAAAAATATTTACCATTTAAAATTTGGAATTTCTGTGTTGGGGATACCACGCGGCGAGAGCGCGGGCATTTTTTGCCCCCCACCCCTCTAATTGCCAGCGGGAAATCCCACGTGTAAGCCATTGATACGGGAGGCCAATTACCTTTACACAGGGGGGCTTGAGGGAACTGCACACCCCACCCCCTGTGCATCATCGCAATAGCTGACACAAGATGTAGTGTGATGGCACTAGCCAATTGGCCTAGCAATTGATCAATAAATGAGCAAATGTACGTGGAACGTAGGTGTGAAACCATTCCATAATCATTTTGCGCAGTGGATAAACTATGTAAGCTATTGATAACTAAAGAAAATGTGACAATTCCAGCACTTCGCGTAATCGTCATTATGTTAAATAGACTTATCCACATGGTGTTCCAGCGATAGCGACTACTAACCATATCTAGTGGCTCATTCATCGTCTATCACCCTGTTAGCAGTGGCTACAGGGAAGGGCATTTGTACGTTTATCTGTACGCCTGAAGCCCTTTGCTGATCCTCACCCACAATGATTCCATGCTGCACATGCAGGTACGCTTTCATGTGATGAATCGAGCCATCCACAGCATGATTGCGCAGAATATTTGTGCAAAGTTGCAAATCGCCGCTATACCCAC